CTATCTGTGCACTCTTACCTGAGAAAATCTATTGATGGTAAAGCAGGGATGTCACAGGAAGTTATTGACAAGGTAGCTGACGATATTAAAGAAGCCCTACATAAACAGTTTAACTCTGAGAAACGAAAGTTCAAAGTTAGGATGTCAAATGTAGGGCGTCCTAAGTGTCAGCTATGGTTTGATAAGAACAAACCTGAGAACGCAGAACCTTTACCTGCATCATTTAAGATTAACATGATCATAGGTGATATAGTTGAGGCTGTGTTTAAAGGATTGCTCAGAGCATCAGGCACAGAGTTTGAAGACAACGATAACGTGACACTCAAGCTGTCAAACAAAGCAGAGATATCTGGTGAGTACGACATGATACTTGATGGTAAAATAGATGATGTAAAGTCTGCATCACCTTGGTCATTTCAAAATAAGTTTGAAGACTTCCACAGCTTAAACAAAGGTGACTCGTTTGGCTACGTGTCACAGCTTGTAGGGTACGCTACTGCTGCAGGTAAAGATGTAGGTGGCTGGTGGGTAGTCAACAAAGGCAACGGTGACTTCAAGTACGTGTCAGCTTCTGAGGTAGACAAAAGAGAAGTGTTAAGAAAGATAGAGGATACCTATGATTACTTAGATAAAGATGAACCCTTTGAGCGTTGCTTTGAGCCTGTGCCAGAAACGTATCGTGGCAAAACAAGTGGCAATCACAAGTTAAGTAAAACGTGTAGCTTCTGCTCACACAAAAAGAAATGCTGGCCTTCACTTAGAGCTTTACCTTCAAAGGTCTACAGTGGAAAGCTAACACCACCAACAGTAGAATATGTCAGTTTATGGAGTGATAGATAATGACAAAAGTAGTAATTGATGAAGTAGAGTACGATACAGAAGACTTTACAGAAGAACAAAACAATATGGTAGCAGAGTTGCAATACAATGCAAACATGCAACGTCAGCTTACCTATCAGTTAAGCACACTTAAAACAGTAGGTGAAATCTTAGCATCTCGTGTCAAACAATCCTTAACAGAGAACGAGGATGTCACAGAAGAGGCGGCATAACTCCAGAAGGTATCGCAGTGGGCTAGAAAAAACAGTAGCTGCGTTCCTAAAAGATAATCAAACTAGAGTCAGGTATGAGGTTCTAAAGATAGAGTGGGAAGACCTACGATACAGAACTTACACACCTGACTTTATTTTGGACAACGGTATAATAATAGAAACAAAAGGTATCTTTGATAGTGAGGACAGAAGAAAGCACATGGAAATACGCAAGCAACACCCTGAACTGGACATACGATTTGTGTTTAGTAACTCTATGGCAAAGCTGTACAAAGGTGCTAAGTCAAGGTATTACAACTGGTGTGATAAGAATGAGTTTCTTTGGGCGCATCGTGTTATACCTGAAGTCTGGTTAAAAGAAAAGGGAAGACCAACAAGAAAAAAATTTATAGCATTTAAAGGTAGTAAAAGGAAAACGTAATGCCTTACGTAGTAAAGGACGATGAAGTAGCAATGATTCTAAGACCTGCAAGCTTCGATGAAAAAGGGGAGTGGACAGGTGAATTAGAAACAGGCTTGGCTTGTGGGGCTATGAATAAAACAGACGTAGAAACTATGTCTTACTTAGTTCATCTAGCTACATTGATGGGTACGTTTTTGTCAATGGCTCAAGATGATGAAGGTCTGTATGAAGCTGTAGCAGACAGAAGAGATTACTTGGTAAGCCTTGAAAGACAAGATAAACCACTATATGAAAAGGTAGAAGGAACTGACGGTAAAGTTCTTAGACTTACTAGGTGGACTAAAACAGAAGGTAACGCATGACTGATCCAGTAAACAAACCTATACATTACAACCAAGCTGGCATAGAGTGCATAGATGCAATAGAAGCCATGACAGAAAACATGTCAGGATACATAGCACCTCAAGCAGCTAACGTATTAAAATATATGTGGCGTTGTGAATACAAGAATGGCTTAGAAGATATAAGGAAAGCTAAATGGTACTTAGAAAGAATGGAAAAGCGTTGGATGGAGTTTCATAAATGATTAAGAAAAAGTTTAGCGTTACGTTTGTATTAAAGGTAGAAGATAGTAACAATATATTTTCTTCTGTAGAGGAAGCACACGAGGACGATGTGTACGACTTAATACACAATACTTTCCACGATATTGACGATGTGGAACTGGACAACTTAAATGTAAAGGAGAGGTGGTGACATGATTACTAAAGAGGATATTGATGCGTTCAAAAGATTTAACGATGTAGATTATCTACTTAACGAATATCAAGAGATGGCTGCATCTACAGCTATATATAAACATGAGCACCAAGTAATATATCCTGCGCTGGGTTTAGCTGCAGAAGCAGGGGAGGTAGCTAATAAAGTAAAAAAAATTATGAGGGATGGTAAGTTTGATCGTGACGCTATAGCTGACGAGATAGGCGATTGTATGTGGTACATAGCTGCACTATGCCGTGACCTAAGTGTAGACTTGTCTGACGTAGCTAAGAATAATTTAGCTAAGTTAAAAGATAGACAAGAAAGAGGCACACTAAAAGGTAGCGGAGACAAACGATAATGGATAACTATTTACCTACAGACTATCAGTCCTTTATACATAAGTCACGATACGCTAAGTACTTTGACGGTAAGGGGCGTGAGTCTTGGAGTGATACAGTAGAGCGATACATGGACAACGTAATACGTCCAAAGCTAGGCAACGACACCTATGTAAACAACATACGTGATGCTATACTTAACTTAGAAGTCATGCCATCCATGAGAGCCATGATGACTGCTGGCCCAGCGTTAGAGCGTGACAATACTGCAGGGTATAACTGTAGTTATCTAACCGTAGATGACCCTAAAAGCTTTGACGAGGCTATGTTTATCTTGCTCTGTGGTACTGGTGTCGGTTTCAGTGTCGAGAGGCAATACATCAGTAAGCTCCCTGAAATCCCTACTCTCTTCGAGAGCGATACCACTATCGTTGTAAAGGACAGCAAGGAGGGATGGGCTAAGGCGTTTAGACAATTGTTGGCACTCCTTTGGGCTGGTGAGATTGCTAAATGGGATGTAACTAAAGTTCGTCCTGCAGGTGCAAGACTTAAAACGTTTGGCGGTAGAGCGTCAGGCCCAGCGCCTTTGATAGAACTATTTAACTTTACAGTACAAACATTTAAGAACGCACAAGGCCGTAAGCTGTCTAGTATAGAGTGTCACGATCTTATGTGTTTCATAGGACAGATTGTAGTCGTAGGTGGTGTCAGGCGTAGCGCAATGATATCTTTGTCCAACCTAAGTGATGATCGTATGCGACACGCTAAGTCAGGGAAATGGTGGGCTTCAGCAGCGCATCGTGCGTTAGCTAATAACTCTGTATGCTACACAGAAAAGCCTGATATGGAAACGTTTATGCGTGAGTGGCTTGCGTTAGTTGAAAGTAAGTCAGGAGAGAGAGGAGTATTTAATCGTGAAGCATCTAAGAAACAAGCTGCTAAAGCAGACAGGCGTGATCCTAACTATGACTTTGGCACTAATCCTTGCAGTGAAATCATACTTAGGCCGTATCAGTTTTGCAATCTTACGGAAGTTGTGGTACGTGCCACAGACACTGTTGATGATCTTGAACGAAAAGTCCGCATTGCAACTATTCTTGGAACAATACAGTCAGCCTACACTAAGTTCCCCTACCTGCGTAAGGTGTGGCAAAACAATACAGAAGAAGAACGATTGCTTGGTGTGTCACTGACAGGCATAATGGACAATCGTTTAATGACACCTAAGAATAAAGGCTTAGATAAAACACTGGAGCACCTAAAGAATGTCGCCATTTCTACTAACACTGAACTTGCTAGTCGTCTTAACATACCGCCCTCTGCTGCAATTAGCTGCGTCAAACCGTCTGGCACAGTCTCCCAACTGGTTGACTCTGCAAGTGGCATACATGCTCGTCACTCTCCATATTATGTCCGTACTGTACGTGGTGATAACAAAGATCCCCTCACCAAGTTTATGATAGATCAAGGTATACCTAACGAACCTTGTGTTATGAAAGGTGATACTACCACCGTGTTTAGCTTTCCTATTAAGTCACCTAACGGTGCAATAACTAGGAATGATATGACAGCTATAGAGCAACTAGAAATGTGGTTAATATATCAGCGTCATTTTTGTGAGCACAAGCCTAGTGTAACTATCACAGTACAAGATGAAGAGTGGATGGAGGTAGGTGCATTTGTGTACAAATACTTTGATGAAATGTCAGGAGTGTCTTTCTTGCCTCACTCAGATCATATATATCAACAAGCGCCTTATCAAGATTGTAGTCAACAAGATTATGAAAAATTAAAGTCACTCATGCCAGAAAAAATAGATTGGTCTAAACTATCTGAGTATGAACAAGAAGACAACACTTTAGCAATGCAAACTATGGCTTGCTCTGGTGATGTCTGTGAAGTAGTAGACATAACATAAGGAGCACAATAATGAAATGGATACTCGTATTTGTAATGTTTAATAGTGGATTACATTATGCACAAAGTCAACCCGATATGTATAGTAACTATGCAGATTGTAATAAACAAGCAGTACAAGTAAAAAAACAATTACTATCTACCAGACCTAATGATGATGCTTACGCTATAGCATTTTGTGTCTCGTTACCCACAGATGCGTAAGACAAATTTAGAGAGAGAGGCTAAAGAATTTCTTGACAACAAGGTTAAAGAGAATGAACCAGAGAAGTTACGAAAAGATTTAATACAAATGCTTGAATGGTTTATTGATCAGCTAAAAAAGAAGGGGCCATAAGGCTCCTCTTTAATATACTTCTTGCATAAGTTTCATTGTATCTATGTACAAGTCTAATTCTTGTATCTCAAAATCCTTTGGATCACCCGTTACACCGTAAATATCTTTCATTGTTTTGGCGGCTTCTCTTCTTAATTCTTTGGGGTAGCTTGCAATTTTTTTAGCCATGCGTAGCCTAAGACCCTCTGGACCTGTGTACCCTGCATCCATTCTTCCTCTAACATTAGCTCTAGCTTTTTTTAATGTTTCTTTTAACATCCTTCTTTTTTTAGCTAGGCTGGCCTCTTGAAAATCTGCCCTGTCTAATAGCTTTTGTGTTGTCTGCTCCAATACAGGCGCTAATAATATATTAAACATCCTATCATAGGTTGGAACCTTTGACCTTTCTGATGCTGTCCAAGGGTGCATCTCAGCCATAGAATAAGCTTTCTCTGTGGCTGTCCTGCCTTGCTTAACAGTTATACCAAATATTCTAGCAAAGGGATTAGGATCATAGACCTCACCTTCACGAGTAGCTACTCTTAATTCTTCACCAGTAATTGTGTCTGTTTTATCAATAAAGGCTTCAATTATATTGTCAACATACTTGGTTGCTGTCTGTGTAAACGTAGCCACACTGCCATCTGCCTGACGTATATCTTTAGCTGTATCTGTATCTGCTGCAAATCCCACAGCCCTATTAATTACGTCCAACGGGCGAGTAAAACCTGCAGCAAAGTTTCCTAATACTTTACTGAATGCTTGTACATCTGCTTGCCTTGAACCTTCTGATGGATTAATTAGTAAGTCCATGACGTTATACAAATCATTAGCAAACTGTGCATCCTTTGCAAGTTGTCCTACTCCAAGCTGCGCTGTCATGTCTTGTATAAGTTCTTTAGGTACTTGCTCACCTCTAGCTCTAAGATTACCTACACGTCCTGCAGCTAAGAACATTGAAAATGGAAACATATTACGCATGTCTACTATAGTACCATCACCTGCGTCAATTTCACTATAAGCTAGATTTTTATCTCTTTTCTCTTCATCAAAATGCATAGCCATACGTAGTGCTGTGCTACCCACAATAAACCTAGCAAAAGCATCTCTTTCATTCAATGTTATCTTTTCTTTTTTTGCTGTGCGCTGGGCAAATTTAATTAACTGTTCTGGTGCAGCCAGAGGCGACCACTGATAAGTTGTAGCTACAACGTTGTTGAAGAATCTGCCAAAGGGTAGTATGGTTCCAAGTAAAGGTGTATTAGAAATACCTTCTGCAAACTTGGCAGCACTGCGTAATAATTCAGGTTGTTCCATTGAGGTATAGTCTTTAGCGAACACAGATTTTAAAGTTGTGTCCAGGGCACCACCAACAACTTCATCATCAATAGCTGTTGTGTTTCCTGAGTTCAATACATCTTTTAAGGTTGTAGCTTTGTTTACCCTAAGATATTTATCTAACTCAGTCATAAACATTTGAGATTTAGTAAAGGTGTCTTGTATGCGTACCCCTGTCATTTGATTGGCTGCTAGTGTTACAGCTTCTATGTTTTTAAATGTTTTATTCTTGGGGTCAAAACCAAACCTGTCTGCTGAACGTTCAATACCACCTGCAAAACTTTCAAACAAAATCTTTTCTATGTCTGGATTCTTTTTAAGTAGTTTCATGTATGCTTCATAGGTAGTGTATGGATCAGCAAAATTTCTCATTCTTTGCCCTTGTATTGCAAGTAAAGCACGAGCTTGTGCTAAGTTTTTTTGCTTTCCTAATGTGTCGCCCATAGCACCTCTACCCACACCAGCCACAACTAAGTGAGTTGCATTAAATAAATCAGCTAGGGTTTGACCTGCCCAATATTGACCAAATCCAGCCACGTTTAACGCTGTAGTAGCAGGTGACGATACAAGTAATCTTTTCCATACCGATTGACCATACCTAAACTTATCAGACCTTTGTGCTTTCTTCAACTCTTTACCCACAGCCTCTTTGTTTTCTATACTATCTAGTGCTTTTTTAGTTCTATCGTTTGCGGCAGCTAAACCTGCGTCAACTTCTTTACGAAATTGAGACTGCACATTTAAGGTTGCACCAGCCTCACTAATCTTTCTAGCTAATAAGTCTCCTAACTGCAAGCGAGACTCGCTAAGTTCCCCTAATTTAATTGACGTATTCTTAGAAAGTGCTTTGTTTATTTTAGCCATTTCATTACCCGTAAGATTACGAGCAAAGTTTGTCATTGCATCAGATACAGTTTCACCTGATTTAAACTTGTAACCTGCTTCTTTGAAAGCACCTAGTATACCGCCAGTGTACCCACCTTCTCTAATTATTTCTCCTGACGGACCATATACTTTTGTAGTTGTACCAAGTACAATGTCTTTAATTACACTAGATGGTAAACTATCTTCATCGTATACCTTACCGCTTTCTACTTTTTCATTCCATGTTTTAATAGATTTAACTATAGATTGCACAGCACTTTTTGTTTGGCTTCTACTTAACTTAGGTCTATTTTGTTCTAAAACCTCCTCTACAAAATCAGTAAGATTTTTATTTGGCGCAGCTTCAAGACCAGACTTACCTTTAAATTTACCTGCAACCACCTGAACACCAGCACCAACACCCCCAAACAAAGAAGAGAACGCACTCTGTGTTACACTGTATTCTTCTTGTGCTCCTACAGCTAATCTAGCTCTTTGCGTTTGAATGTCGTGAAGCACAGCTACCCCTGAATCAATCGCCCCTGTATAATATACAGAGCGTTTACCTGCCTCTGTCATTAAGTCTCTCTGCTTTTGTTCCATAGCGTCACGAGCTATCTTAAAACGTCCCTCGTTTTGTATTCTTTCTTCTACTCTACCATACACATTTCGTGCTGATCGTTTCTTATAGCCTTGACGTAACGCACGATCCATAGCTTTTTTAGCGGCTGCTTTTGCAACCCTATCTGCCTCTGTTCTTGTTGCTCCTGATTTTAAAGCATCCCTACCTGCCTTACGCACAGCCGCCCGTACAGCAGATCTACCACCTACCCCAGCGCCTACGGCTGATGCTTTAGCTACGCCACCAGTAAGTAAACCTATGTAATTTGATGGATCAGAAGCACCTGCTTTAATGTAATCAAACACACCATCTACTGCACCAAACAAGCCATCATTTACAAAAACATTACCTAGCTGATCATATATTCTGTAGGCTTTATTAGCCGCCTCTTTTTGTTTTTTAGTTGCTTTATTAACAAAACGTAATTCACCTGCTGTAGAAACTACATTAGAATTAAAGTAACGCATATGATCTACAAAATCTTCAACAATCTTTTCATCGTCTTTATCTCTATAGTCTACACCTTTTCTTTCTATCATATATTGTTTAATAGGTTGAAGGTACTTGTAGTCTAGTAAGTCTTTCTTCTTTAGCTTCTCGCTAGTATCAAGTATAAAGTCTTCGTCCTCTACAAGCGCAGACTCCCTGCCTTTTTTAAAAGCTTCATATTTTGCTATGTTTTCAAAATAAGACATTCTTATTCCTCTTCAACAGGAAGTGGATTACCTGTTACAGGATCATGAGTATCGCCATATTTTTTCATCCACTCTTTATACGCATCTTCTGGCCTACGTCCTGCCTCTGTTTTAATCGTACCTTCTGGCGGTCTAGGTTCAACTATTATAGGCGTACCATCTATATTATATTTTCCTTTATATTTTTTATCCCAATTTGCTGCTGCTTGTTTATTACGTCTTGCTGAAGGTCTTTTTTCTACAGGCTCTACATTTTGAGAAGGTGGCGTTGGTGCTTGAGTATCAATATTTTCCTCTTCATTCTCCGCACCTGCTGATTCATTAGCTTCATCTACATTTTTTTCAAATTCTGATTCTTCGTCTTCTAATCCATAGTCACTTAATAATTTAGAATAATAGTCTTCGCCAAGATTGTCTTCTATGTACTCTTTTACTTTTGGATTTTTTATGAACGCCTCTTTATAATCCGTAGCATACGCATTTATTTCAGCATCTAAAACCTCCTTATTAGTTACAGTTTTTCTTATCTCTGTGGCTTTTTCTTGACTAAAACCCTCCTGAACCATGTCTTGTATATCTTGAGTAATTTTAAGTCTGTTATCTTTTTCGTAGTCATACAACAACGTGCTCATTTCAGTTCTAAAATCTCTAAACGTAGAGTTTGTAAATACTGGTGCATCTTTGTATGTAATAAAAGCAGACTCAAAACCGGGAATAGCTTTATAATCCTCCATAGATGCCAGCAAGTTGATATCAGCTATAGACATATCACCGTAGCGCATATCTTTTCCCAGTCTTGCATCTGCTCTATCTCTTGCATCAAAGCCAAACAGTTTACCTATCAATGGCGTATCATCTTCTTGCTGTTCTATTTCAGGCATTTTGGCACCATACGTTTCAAGAGCAAAATCAATCATGCTCATATCAGCAGTAGGTAAAGCTTCCACGTCAGAGATGTCAGCTACAGCTTCAACATCTGAGATACTTAATTTATCCGTGCCCATTAAATTACGCTGTTCTTCTAACTTTTGATAGAACGTAGCAATAGCGTTAGGACCAGAGGCCATAACGTTTTGGATAATTTGTATAGCACGAGGATCATCTACCATAAGTTCTTTAGCTCTTTTACCAAACTGCGCTGCTTGATTAGCTGCCGCTTTTCGTGCATTAATAGTGCGTTGATTTCTTTGAGCCGCTTCCTTCTGAGCTTGTTCGTACTCTTCAGCATCTTCACGTTTCTTTTCTATGCCACCTGATATGGTGTTTAAAAACGTAGCTCCAAATTGATTCCAATCAAATGCCATATTATTATTCCTTTGCCATCAAACCTTTGGGTGCATCTTTCTGTGTCACTGGTTCTACAGCTTCGTCACCTTGTTCTTCTACAATTTCTTCAAGTAATTCTTTTCCTGCATCAGGTTCATCAGTTGTATCTTTGCGTAGCATATCCATAGCAACCATACGAAAACGATCCATCTCTTTTTGTTTGGCTCTTTTACCTGCATCTCCTGGCTCTACCTTTGGATTAACACCCATTGATTTCAACGCCTGTTTTAAAAATTCAGTCATGACAGGTGCAACTAACATACCTGTGTCAATAGTGTGCACTCCTCTCATGACACCCTGCATGTAAATACTTTCAACGATAGGCTTTAAAGGTACACCTGTCTCACACATCACAGCAAAGTCATCTAACACTTCTTGGTTAGCTAGTTTTTGTATGTAGTAAACCGTTGCATCTTCTACCGTGTCTAAATCAGACGGGTTCTCCCAAGGATTATTCTTAGGTTCACCCGTAAGAGATTGACCCGGAATTGGTGCATCAAACATTCTATCCATTTTATATTACCTTATTTAGTGAACCCAGCGCCAAAGTATAATCCTACTATGGCTGATACTATGTGTGTGTCAAGTGGCGTAATTACAAAGCCTTGTGCCATCTTCCATTGTATAGCTTCTTCTGGTCCAAACAACCAGTTCCACAAACCGCCTGTTGCTTCTGTGTAACCCACGATAACTCCTACCTCAGGATACCATACTGCGACTAGCTTTGGCAAGACAATAATTGAAAAAACTGCAGATAAAGCTATAAGCCTACGTGTCCAAGCAAAGTGACTGTCGTTCTTTCCTGCTTTCCTAGCTTCGTTAACTTGGTCTGCTCTAAACTGTGCAGTCTGCAACATCATCTTTTGTTGCTCTTGCTTGTTCTTCATGCTCTGACCCCATATGGACATCACCCCACCAAGTATAGTGGAGAAGAGCATTGTAATTAATTCAAGTGGTAATCCTAACATGTCTAGTCTCTATATTTATTAGCTCTAGCAATCCACCCACGCAGATAACGCATTTTATCTGGTACATTATCTCCATCTTTGTCTGCACTGTTTTCAGCTATCTTTTTGTAATATGCTATTCTAGCATCTGCATATTGATCTGCTGTTATGTTTGCGTCATTTACAGCAGCTAAAGTTACAGGACCAATAAAACCATCTACATCTTTTGCGTCTAAACCTGCTAATTCTTGTAATATTTTAATAGCGTTTATTCCTGAATTTAATTGCATGTCAAACACAGTTTCTTGTAAGTTTGTTGGTAGCTGACTTATTTTAGGTTTTTTCCAGTATACTTCTTTATATATTTCACGAGCTTCTTCTTCCGTGATGGCTTTCATTTCTTCTTCTGTAACTTCAGAAACAGATTTACCAGACCAAGCAGCCCATGTGTAAGGTGTAATACCTCGCATAGTACCCACTACATTTCCATTAGGCTTTGTATAATTTCCCGTGTCAGCTTTGTCATTTTGATAATCACCTTCAGTTACTAACATTTTATCTATAGCATTTTCTAAGAAAGCTGTTTCTGGTTCTGCCTCTTCCTCTATAGTTTTAGGTCTTGCCTTTGGCCTTAAAGACTCTCTTACTTTTTCATCATCCTCCAAAGCTCTTATAGGTGGACTCATCAAGCCTCTGCCATACGTACCTTCTCTACCACGTTCTTCACCAGCCTTAGTAGGCTCAACTATAAACTCAGGCGTGTCAAGCTCTGTCTTAGCTTGTTCTTCTTCTACAGAGTCTAAGTATTCCTGCATCTGCATTCTTCTGATAGTTGCGGCTGCATCCTGCCTTGCTGAATACGGACCACTCTCCATATCAGGTGGCAAGCTTTCTGTGGTAATAGGAGGTAGTGTAGGTAGAGGTTTTACTTTAAAAACATCACTATCATAAATACTACTACCGTCATCGTAGCTATCATCAGTGCCAACAGAGATAGTTGTTTTGGGTTGGCTAGGATCATTTATGTTTTCGTTATCTTCACCGCCTGAGTCTGTCCATATATCCTTAAAGTTTTGCCACCAACTTTTTTCTTGAGGTTCTTCTTTAGCTTTCGGCCTACTACCTAAACCAGAGTATATACTACCTCTGCCTCTCTCTTCTCCTATACGATTTTGTCTAGCTCTTGGGCTGGTAGGTGACGATAGATCAACGGTAGGTTTACTGTCTGGACCTGCAGGTTGCGCTAATGTGCTAGATGAAAATATGGTTGCCATGTTATTATTAACTCCAGAAAGTATTTGCTGCATTAAGAGCAAGCTGACCAAGGAAAGTACCAAGAGCACCTTCAAATAGACCGTTTGAACCTTCATCGTCTGAATCTCTTATCTTTGCTATAGTTATATCTTTATCTCTATCTTGTGCATTTTCTGCTGATTGCCAAGCCCAAGCAAGTAAGTCTCTCTCTCGCTGTATTATATTATTGTATGATGTCATAGTTAAGTTGTTTGCCGCCATAGCCGAATCTCTGTTAGCTTGATTTTGAGCGGCGTTCTTTGCTGTTGTAATAGATTGAAACCACTGAGCGTTAGCTTGTGCTACAACTAAATGGTTAGTAGCATTAAACTGCTCTCGTTGATTTTTCAAGTTAGCGTTAAACTGAGACATTGTATTTGACTCACCTGCATTAAAACGAGCCATAGCATTTGTTTGTTCTGTGTTAAACTGTGATACTTGTGTGGCTAGTGACGCAAAGAACTGATTAGTTTGATTCTCTGATTCAGCATTAAATTGTTTTGCTGCGTTTGTTGCCGCCTGATCACTCAGTAGTGCATTAGCAAGTTGCTGTGCTTTAAAGGTAGCTGTTTGTTGTTCGTTTGTTAAGTTCTGCATATCCATGTCTAGGAATGCTTTTGCGTTTTGCACTGCAGCTTGTTGTCTGTTGTTTAAGTTAGTAATGTCTAACTGTGTCATTGCTGCAGCATCAGCAAGCACCTTGGCGTTACGTGCATCCAAGTTAGCCAGGTCTACACTTTGAGCTAGTCGTGCGTTCTCTAATGCAATCTGTTGTTCTGCAGAAAAGTTTATGTTGGCAATGTCACTGATCTTAGCGGCATTCTGTACACGAGCTTGGAAGTCTTGATTAAATTCTAAACCTAAAAACTCTGCACGTTTTTCTGCTGCAAACATAGCCGCCTGTTGTTTGTTAGAGAGGTTCTGCATTTCAAATCTAGCAGCAGTCTCTGCATCTTGAACAGCAATGGGGAGCGCACTCTCCATAGCGGCTTGCACAATAGCTTGCCCTGCCATTGAAGAGGCGCTCAACCCACGAGCAGCCATAGCTGACGCTGCTGCTCTCATAGCTCCTGCAGCCCACGAAGGAGGATTATTACCCTCAAAGTCCTCCATCAAACCTGTAAGCTGTCCTTGTACCGTAGCGTCACTAGATGGTGCGCCTGTAGCGGCTTCAAAGTTTGTCTCTTTGCGTACACGTTCCATGTCCACAGTAGAGCCTTCAATAAGTTCCCCTTCTTGTAACTCACGAGGATCAGGTGCTTGTACTTTTTGTGCCTCTGCAATCTGTGCTGGGCTTAGTCCTAACTGTGCTAAGTCTTCAGGTGACATAGTAGCCGCATCAGCTAGTGCTTCAGCGCTAGGTTTACCTGTAGCTGCAGTGAGCCTATCCATAACACCTTGCACACCCTCTTCTGCTTTGACAGGTTCATACGTTATTGTTTCAGGCTGTTCAGGTGCATCAACATCAGGTGCTCCTGTAGCTGTAGTAGTAGTGCCAGCTACATCCCCTGAAACTTGACCTGTGCCATCAGCAATAGTACCCTCTGTTTTTTCTTCGTCAGATACCTCTGCTACTGTAGCATCCGTAACCATAGAGGTAGGGTCTTTAGATATTTTACCTTGTAGCTCCCCTCCACTAGGAATATCTGTTGTAGCTGTAGCGGCCTGTTCAGCTTGTAGTGCAGCTTGCGCTGTAGCTAGTGCAGCCTCTTTCTCTGTTACTGCTTTTTGTAGTGATTCATCCTCAGGGTTAGCGGCAAGTGCTTGTTGTGCATTTGATAAGGCTCTTTGTGCGGTAGCCACACGTTCTTTGGCTTGCTCTAGTTTACCACTACCTGTATCACCACCGTCTTGAAAACCTGCACGAGGAGCCTCGGTAAGTCCTACTCCCCCTAATGTAGCATACTGATTTGAAAAATTTGATATTTCTGCTTGGTGTCTTTGTTTTATTTTTGCTAGACCTTGTTCGTACTCTTGTCGTCTTGTTTCACGAGTTGGTTCAGAAGGAGTGGTAGCACCACCTACAGAGCCAACACCACCTACAGAACCATCAGCGCCGTGACTGTGTGGAGGTACGCTGCCACCTCCTTGAGAGGGTGTATTAGGAAATACTGGTGTAGTAACAAAGGGGTCTGGAGTAGGTCGTACCTGATCTAACAAAGTGCGTATATCTTGTACTTGACCTGCTCCTAAGAAACCTCTGCGCTGGGCTGCAAGTCTCTGCTGTAAGTCCGTAGTAACTTGAGCCATACCACCTTCTTGCATACCTTGTGCACCTGTTATCTTACGTTGTGCGAGTAGTGACATCTTACCTACACGAGCAGCAAGCGCAGGATTGGCACGTATGATAGCCATCTGCTCATCTGACTGCTTACCTGCAAGAGTGCTATCAATCTTGCCTAGCTGTTCTGGTGTAAATCCTGCAAACTTCTTAGCCATTATAATTACCTACGCTCTATTATTCTGTCTAGCTTATCGTCTAGTGCATCTATTTTATCTAATATTCTATTAATATCACTTGTTGCTTCTGATCTTGTCATGTAATCTCTAGCTACTTCTTCTCTCGTTTTGTTAAGTAGTAATTGCAATCTCTGTACCTCCATAAATAGACTACGTGCGAGAAAGCCTGATATAGCTAGTGCGGCAGTAAGCCCTACATCCCATATCATAAACATATCCATAGAGTTATCTCAACTCAGCCCAAAATGTTTGCGAATAAGAACCAGATACTACAGTTACTTTATAGTAGTGATTGTTTGGCACAATAGCACCAAACATTGTAGCAACATTAACATCGTTTATACCACTTACACTGACGAAAGTACTATTGTCTGTGCTAACTTGAAAGTCGGCTCTGCCACCGCCACCCATACCTGCAAAAATAGATACTTGTATTGGCGACCCTGTAGTGTTTTGATAAGAAGTTCCTGTAGCTCTGTCACTACTACTATATTGCGCCCAAGTTTGCCCTATACCAACTCCAGTATTTGTGATAGCAATATTGCCACTGCCAAGAATACTTGTGGAGTTGATGGTTTTTAATCCAGTGACGTTTTGTAATACACGGCTACTACTTATGACTGAAGTGCCGTTTACCTCAAAACCAGAAGCTGCATTAATAGTTCCTACAGCAATTATGTCATTATCTGTAGGTGTAGTAGAGGTATTACCAACAACCAAGCCTTTTACAACACTAGCACCATTATCAGTAAGACGCAATTGTTCTGTGAAACCAGAACCATCAAACACAGACATTTTCATAGTAGATGCTGTATTAAAATCAAACTGCGCCCTGCTAGTTCCCTCATCCACAAATGATACGGTTCCAGTTTGAATGCTTATTACCCCTGAGGTTGCATCTAAAGTTAAAGTACTACCTGTCTCTATTTCTAGATTACCAGAATCAGATATCTTTGAACCATCTATAGTAATGTCATCAACTGTTAAGGTAGTCAGTGTACCTAAAGATGTGATGTTACTCTGAGCAGCACCTGTAACTGTAACAGCATTACTAGCATTAGTGACTAGTGTACCAGAAATTACAGAACTTAGTGCTGTACCGTTTACCGTAATAGCATCTGCTTCTAGTGTTCCATCAATATCTACATCCCCTGATATATCTAAAGAGGCAGCAATAAGTTGATCAACCTGTAAGCTTTCGTGACTAGAACCTAGCTTCATTTCAAATTTTGGACCTGTAGTATTATACGTAAATGTAGCGTTATCACCACTACCACCTTCAAGTGTAATACCTGCACCATTAATAACCGCAGATGTGCTATTACCACTGTCTAATACAATATTGTGATCGTTTAAATTAACGGTTGTTGAATTAACTGTCGTAGTTGTGCCTGATACAGTTAAGTCACCCGTTATGGTTGCATTACCTGAAACAGCCGCATTACCTGTAACTGTTAGATTATCACCTACTGTAGTTTCAGACGTGGAGTGTCCTATGTTTACTGCTGCGCCTGATTGGGATGTACCTATCGCTATGCTACTACCGTCAGCACTTATAGAGTCAAGAGCAATATCACCTACATTAGTTATGTTGCCATCCGACACGCTTAGACTATCTACAGTTGTTTCCCCTAAGTCAGCAGCACCTGTAGTTGTAATAGTGCTAGAGCCATTGTTTATGTTACCAAAGCCTGATGTTATACTACCTGCGTTAAGTGCACCTACCGTTGTGACACTTGAAAGTGTGTCAAGACCTGCCTCAAAGTATGTCTCAAAGTCTGACAACGCAACCTGCACCATCGTACCGCCATCGTTAACTACAACTCTATCTGCGTCAGCGAGGGTGGTTGAGGTTGCAGAAGTATTACCGTCTACTATGTTTAGCTCAGTACTTGTTGATGTAACTCCATCTAAAATGTTGAGTTGGGCAGCTGAGGATGTGACATTAGTACCCCCTATGTCTAAGGTAGTAACACTAATCTCCCCAGCTACAGTAACAATACCATCTGCTAGTGTTAACAAATCAGTATCGTCAGTATGTCCTATCGTAGCTCCGTTGATATTGATATTATCTATAACAGCCTGTGTAATTGCACTGTTAGTGCCAAGGGTAGCACCATCTACAGAACCACCATTGATATCTGCTGTATCTGCTACAAGCGCATCTGCATTAAGTGTCCCATCAAAAAACCCATCTTTAAATTCTAAGCTAGATGTACCTAGATCAAGAGTATTATCTGTTTTAGGCTGTAGAGCACCACTCGTTATCTGTAAGTCTTG